GGAGGTGGACAGACGCGTTCGGGACTCTATTCTTTGTTCATTCCTATGGAATGGAACTACGAAGGATACATTGACTCTTATGGCTTTCCTGTCTTCGACACACCAACAAAGCCTGTATTCGGACCTCACGGAACACCAATCAAAATCGGTGTTATCGAGTATTGGGAAAATGAAGTAGAAGGTCTTAAGGAAGATCAGGATGGATTAAATGAATTTTACAGACAGTTTCCACGTACTACTAAGCATGCGTTTAGAGATGAGTCTAAGATGTCTTTATTTAATTTAACTAAGATATATCAACAAATAGATTATAATGAAGAAGCATCATCCGCTGCCGTTGTAACAAAAGGAAACTTTCAATGGGAAAGAGGTGTTAAAGATACTAGAGTTATATTCTCACCTAATAACAATGGAAGATTCTACATTAGCTGGGTTCCACCAATGAATTTACAAAATAGATTTGTAATTAAACAAGGTATTAAGTATCCAGGTAATGATCACATGGGAGCTTTTGGTTGCGATAGTTATGATATATCTGGTACGGTAGATGGTAGAGGTTCTAATGGAGCTTTAAGTGGATTAACTAAGTTCAGTATGGAAGATGCTCCTGCTGATCATTTTTTCTTAGAGTATATCGCTCGCCCACAAACCGCAGAAATATTTTTTGAAGATGTTCTTATGGCTTGCATATTTTATGGCATGCCAATATTAGCAGAAAATAATAAACCTAGATTACTCTATCATTTTAAACGTAGAGGCTACAGAGGTTTTAGTATGAATAGACCAGATAAGGTTTACTCAAAGTTATCAATAACAGAAAGAGAGATTGGTGGAATACCTAACTCTAGTCAAGATATAATTCAAGCACACGCTGCTGCAATAGAAACATATATTGAAAACGCTGTAGGATTTGATGGTGACAATTACGGAGACATGTATTTTCAAAGAACTCTAGAAGATTGGGCTCAGTTTGATATAAATAAAAGAACTAAGTTTGATGCATCTATAAGTTCAGGACTTGCTATAATGGCTTGTAATAAAAATAGATACGCTCCAGTAAATAGAATAAAGAGAGAACCAGTAGATATTGGTATAAAGAAATATGATAATAAAGGTTTATCATCAAAAATAATCAAGTAAATGAATACATACGCAAATCCAAATAGTGCATTCCCAAGCCAAACTGTACCTGATGCTGAGAAATCTTCTGTTGAGTATGGAAGACAAGTAGCGCAAGCTATAGAAAGCGAATGGTGGAGACAAGGTGGTAACGGAACTAGATTTGCTACTACATATAATAGATTTCATAGTTTAAGATTATATGCTAGAGGAGAACAACCTGTTCAAAAATATAAAGATGAGTTATCTATTAATGGTGATATGTCTTATCTTAATTTAGACTGGAAACCTGTTGCTGTTATATCTAAGTTTGTAGACATAGTTGCTAATGGAATGAATAACAAGCTTTACGAAATAAAAGCATTTGCTCAAGATCCTATTTCGTTAAAGAAAAGAACTGATTATGCTAACGGTATATTACAAGATATGAGAGCAAAGCCATATCTAGAAAATATGCAATCTACTCTAGGTATAAATCAATACAACACTAGCGATAAAGATACTCTTCCAGAGTCTGAAGATGAATTAGATTTGCATATGCAGTTAAGCTATAAGCAATCTATTGAAATAGCTGAAGAAGAAGTCATAAATCAAACTCTGAAGAAAAACAGATTTGATAATATAAAGAAACGATTTAATTACGATCTTGTTACAATAGGTATAGGAGCTACTAAAAGCAATTGGAACAAAGCTAATGGAGTTACAATTGACTATGTAGATCCTTCTGATTTAATATATTCTTATACAGAAGATCCAAATTTTGAAGATATATACTACGTAGGTGAAATTAAAAACTTAACTATACCTGAAATAGCTAAACAATTTCCAGAGCTTACAGAAGATGAGTTAACCAAAATACAACAAACAAGAGGTTATCAAAGAGAAAATTTATATGGTTGGAATGGTTACGATCAAAATACTGTTCAAGTTTTATTCTTTGAATACAAAACTTACAACACTCAAGTGTTTAAAATCAAGCAAACAGATCAAGGTTTAGAAAAAACTTTAGAAAAAACAGATCAATTTAATCCACCGAAGAACGATGGATTCGAAAGAGTTTCTAGAAAAATAGAAGTTCTTTATACTGGTGTTAAAATAATTGGAAACAATAAACTTATAGAATGGAAGTTAGCAAATAACATGACAAGACCTTTTGCTGATACTACTAAAGTAGAAATGAGTTATACAATTTGCGCGCCTAGATTATACAAAGGTAGCATAGAATCTTTAGTTAGTAAGATAACAGGTTTTGCTGATATGATTCAACTAACTCATCTTAAACTGCAACAGGTTATGTCTAGAATAGTACCAGATGGTGTGTTCTTAGATATGGATGGTTTAGCAGAGGTTGATTTAGGTAATGGTACAAATTATAATCCAGCAGAAGCGCTGAATATGTATTTCCAAACTGGTTCGATAGTTGGTAGATCACTTACTCAAGAAGGCGGTATGAACGCTGGTAAAGTTCCAATACAAGAATTAGCTACCTCTAGTGGACAAGCTAAAATTGGTAGTTTAATACAGACTTATCAATATTATTTACAAATGATAAGAGATGTAACAGGACTTAACGAAGCTAGAGACGGAAGTGCTCCAGAAAAAGATACGTTAGTTGGCTTACAAAAAATGGCTGTTAATGCTTCAAATACAGCTACAAGGCATTTAATGCAGGGTAGTTTATGGTTAACATTAAGAACATGTGAAAACGTTTCATTAAAAATAGCTGACTCATTGAACTTTCCATTAACATTAAATTCATTAAAAAATTCTATATCTACTTACAATGTAGCTACTTTGTCAGAAATACAAAATTTAAACAATCACGATTTTGGTATATTCTTAGAATTAGAACCAGAAGAAGAAGAAAAAGCTGTATTAGAACAGAACATTCAGATGTCTATTCAACAAGGCGGTATTGATTTAGAAGATGCTATAGACATTAGAAGGATTAAAAACCTTAAATTAGCTAACGATGTTTTAAAGCAAAAGCGTAAAAAGAAACAAAAAGACGAGCAAGCTAATCAACAAGCTATGATTAAAGCTCAAGCAGATGCTAACGCGGAAGCTTCAGAAAGATCAGCTCAAGCGGAAATGCAAAAACAACAAGCTTTAGCTGAAACAGATATTCAAATTGAACAAGCCAAAAATCAAATGGAGATTCAAAGATTGAATACAGCTTTTCAACTTAAGCAGCAAGAGATGCAAATCAAGCATCAGTTTGATATGGAACTTAAAAGATTAGAAGTTGATGCTATGAAACAAAAAGAAGCATTGATTGAAGATCGTAAAGATAAGAGAACCAAGATAGATGGTACTCAACAAAGTCAGATGATTGATCAAAGAAACAATGATTTAATGCCAATTGATTTTGAAAGTAAAGGTAGTTAAAAACTACTTATTTAATTAATTTTATATTATTATATTATGTCAGAAACAAATGAAACAACAAAACCTGAGGTAGCTGAAAAAGCTATTTCAGAAGGTGGGGATATGAAAATGAAATCCAAACCTAAATCACCAAAAAAATTCAAAGCTACAGAAGAAAGTCCTGTTAAAATAGATCTTTCAAAAATAGATACTTCATTAGAAGGTGCTATGAAAAAAACTCATGAAGAGCCAATTAAGGTAGACTTAACTAAACAAACGGAAACAGATGCCATTCAAATCGGAGAAACAAAGAAAGTGGATGTGGGCGAACAAACCGGAGATGGCAAAATCGTGGACATTGGAGGAGAACAACCCGTTGCAGAGTCCAGCTCGCCTCTTGAAGAAGTTACCGAGGTGGAAGAAACAAAAGTACCTGAAGTAAAAATACAGCAACCAGTTAAGGTAGACTTACCAGATAATATCGAAAAGCTTGTAGATTTTATGAAAGAAACAGGTGGAGACATGCAAGACTACGTTAGGTTAAATGCAGATTACTCTACTATTAACGAAGATACATTATTACAAGAATACTATAAAAATACTAAACCTCATTTGACACAAGAAGATCTTACATTTGTAATGGAAGAGAACTTCTCATTTGATGATGAAATTGATGAAGAGCGTGACATCAGAAGAAAAAAACTCGCTAAAAAAGAAGAGGTTGCAAAAGCTAAAACCTTTCTAGAAGACTTGAAACATAAATATTACGACGAGATCAAAATGAGACCGGGCGTAAACCAAGAACAAAAGAAAGCTACAGATTTTTTCAATCGCTACAACAATGAACAAGAATTAGCACAACAACAGCACAAAAGTTTTGTTGACAACACTAATCAGCTTTTTACCAATGAATTCAAAGGTTTTGATTTCGAAGTTGGAGAAAAGAAATTTAGATACGGTGTCAAAGATCCAAGTGCAGTTGCCGAAAATCAGTCAAATTTAAATAACTTTGTCGGGAAGTTCCTAGACACAGAAGGTAATGTTAAAGATACGAAAGGTTATCACAAGGCTATGTATGCAGCTCAGAATATAGATAAAATAGTAAATCATTTTTACGAGCAAGGGAAAACAGATGGTATTAAAAACGTAGTTGAAGGATCTAAAAATCCAACAACAGCGGTTCGTCAAGAAGGCGTTCAAGACATATTTGTTGGTGGACTTAAAGTTCGAGCTATAGACGGAGTTAGTAGTTCAAAACTGAAAATTAAAAAAAGTAAATTTAACAATTAAAAAACAAAAACAAAATGGGTGTATTAAGTCCTCAATTAGGAAGCATCGTACCTTCGTCAACAACTCAAACTCTAGTAAGTAATTACTTGAACTTTGCAAATGGCGGTGGGAATGACTTCGCACAACAATATCTACCGGAAATATATGAAGCTGAAGTAGAGCGTTATGGAAACAGAACGTTAGCAGGCTTTTTAAGAATGGTTGGCGCTGAAATGCCAATGATGTCTGATCAAGTAATTTGGTCTGAGCAAAATAGATTACACATATCTTACGACAATTGTGCTGTTAGTGCAGTAGGAGTAGGATTAGGTAATACAATTACTATTCCAATTGGAGCGGGTGTTGTTAACACAATTTTCCCTAACCAAACGGTAGTTATAATGGATCCTACAAATCCAGCATTTACAGTAAAAGCTATAGTAGCTACGTCTGGTGCAACAGCTGTTCCTGCTACAGGAGCATTAACTGTTATACCTTACACAAGAGCTTCAGTTAACGTTGGTGCTGCAATTCCTACTGGAATTAAAATATTTGTATACGGTTCTGAATTTCAAAAAGGTTCTACATTAGGAACTGCATCTGGACAATCTGTTCAGCCAGTTTTAACTACATTTAGTAACAAGCCAATTATCATCAGAGACAGATACGCTGTTGCGGGATCTGATACTGCTCAGATCGGTTGGGTTGAAGTTGCTGGTGAAGACGGAACTTCTGGATACTTATGGTATCTAAAAGCTGAAGGAGAAACTAGAATGAGATTCGAAGATTACTTAGAAATGAGTATGATTGAAGGTGAGTTAGCTTCTGCTGCTCAAGCTA